ATGGCCGGAAGCCAAGTCTGGAACAATATTGCAGTGGCTCTTGGGGCGGAACCTCGAGAGCACCCAGTGCTCAAGGGGGCGTCTGGACTTGAGCACACATTCCTTTCAATTGCCGTCGATGACGCGACAAAACGAATAATACTAGTGTCGAGCGAGCCAGACTCAAGGATGGCCGCTCTCACGCAAGTCGATGTCCAAGCGGCGATGCCAGACATGCGCATCTTAGTAGCTCGACCCATTCTCCTCGATCTAGGTGTCTTGTCGCGGCAACTTGTCGAAAAGATCGGCTCCAATCAATTTCACGTCGGTAAAGCTATAGCTGCGATTGACCGGTTCTCTAAGCTACCGAAGTCGAAACAGGACAAAATATTGACTTCCGCTGTCGGCGTAGGCTTCGATAGGTTGAAAGTTGCTTTCGAGCACGTTTCCCTTCCAATGCTAGCGCAGTTTGTTACTGTCTTGCAGCAGGCCGCCAATTTTGATTGGGAGTCCGCCATAACTGCTGCTGCCGAGAAGAATCCAAATGCAATAATTAGCTTGGCAGGTCTTACAGCGATCGACAACATGGCGCTTGATCGGAAGAATGGGATTTGTCCCATTCCGCTGTATGAGCTTGACGAAGCCGAGTGGAGAACGCTCTCGACGTCGAAAGATGTTGGGGAGGTGAAGGAACGGCTCGAACGGATGGGTGTCTATCAATACTTTTTCCCACCCGAAGATGATTTGGCGCTTGGCTTCATCGATAAGGGCCTCTCGGGCGCGGCGGCGCTGCAGAACGCAGTTACAAAGACCCAGGAGCTGGGCCATCAGATTGCTGCGCCCACACTGACTACGGCCGCTGGCGACGTTCGCGAGACCGTCGAGCAGTTGCAGGAGCTCGGCTATGTTGTTGAAGGCGAGTTTGGATATGAGGTTTCAGCAAGCGGCGAAACGCGGCGCGCCAACTTTAAAATCCGTCCACAGGAGAGCCTGTTCTCCAAAATCCTTGGTCGGGTCAGTGTAGGCGTGACCTTTGACCCGACCAAACTCGGTTAGGCTGTTGCTGTCTCGGCCTCGATGATGCCACGCCACTTCGCCGGCCAGATGTTGAGCATGCCGCCCAACTGGTCGGCGACCATATATTCCTCGACCTGGCCGGAGAACGGGCAAAGCTTGACGCCCAGGCGCTGCCGGAGCTCATCTTTAATCGAGAGCCGGAAAAGCAGGTCGGCCCATGTCGCTGTCGAGAGGTAAGTCGGTTCGTCGTAGTGCATCGTATGCCCCCAATCGGTGATGCAGGGAATCATCGCGGGGAACCGACTCGCGGTCAACGATTTTTATCGTTCTATTTCAGTATGTTAAAGTAAGTAAACTTATATTTATCTGCAACTCAGTTGCGGCTCTCGCGCGAACTTCTGTGATTTTGATGAAACGCCGATAGATCGTTTCTCGTGTTACTGATAGGGCTTGTTTATGGAGACGCTTTTCTACACCATGATGCCATTGGCGGCGACGGGGTTCGCTTGGGTGGCTTATCGTCATCCGGCGGAATATGGCAAGGTGAGCGGCGTCATTATTCTATTAGGCCTCGCTGTGCTGGTCGGCATTGCGGGATTCTCCATCGGCTGGAATTCCGCCGTCGCTAGGGTTGAGGATCAAGCGACTGACATTCCAAAAGCGATGCCAGAGTATCTCTGGCTAATTCTCTATTGGACAATGGGCGTGATCGCCTACCTGCACCTGCTGCAATTGCTGCCCATCATTGGAATTAAACACAAGCCGGACTAGGCTTCGCCAGTCCGGGCACTAGACCAACCGTCCAGTCCTGCTCGGCTAGAGCGCGCAGCGAGCTCGAGACCATCCCAACCTTGTCGGTGCCGAGCGCCGTGACCGTGCCGGAGCGGGTCTTACTGAAATAGGCCGTCCAGCCATCGGCGTCATAGAGCTCGGCGACCTTCACCTGGCGCGAACCTGCATGGCCTTTGATCTTGCCGCCGGCCGTCGCCAGGGCACGCTTGAGGGCGTCGAGCTCGACCATGGTCGCCTGGTCGAGGCAGACGACACCATGGGCGTGCAGCCGGCCGGCAGGGCTGATCTCGAGCTGCACCGCGAACGGAAGCACCTTGCCGAGTTCGACCTTCATGGCGCGGTTGATGTAGGTGGCAAGAAGGCCGGCCGGGTCCCTGGACGCGCGCAGGGCCTCTTCGCGTGCCTGGGAGAGGTTGAGCGTGATCGCGGCGCCGTTCCTGGTCTGGCTGGAGCGGATGGCCTGGGCGAACTTGTCGGCCGGCGTCGAGCGTGACCAGGTGGTCGAGCTGATGACGGTTGGCAGCTTGAAGGGAGAGGCCGGGGTGCCGAGCAGGTGCGAGAGGGGTGACGGCTGGCTGGTGCGCAGACGCTTCCACAAGGGGATGATCGGGGTGGGCTTGGTGGGGGTGTATGGAGGGGTAAGGGAAGCTACTGGACAAACACCAGCACCATGGGCCGGAGAGGTCGGCGTTCCCTGGGCAATCGCGGGATTTTCGGCGCTGGAATTTGTCGACGTTTTCGTGCCGGCCGGGGTGGTGGCGTCGTCGGCGAACAGTCCCTCGAGCTCGGCCAGGATCGCCAATTCCTCGGCGCTCGGCGTGATGGTGGCGGCGATCGGCGCGGGGGCAAGCTCGGGAGCCGGTGCAGCGACCGGAGCGGGCGACGGCTCAGCCAAGAGCTCGGCCAGCATGGCGTCGAGGTCGGCCAGGATCGGATCGACTACAGTGGGTTCGATGACAGGTGCCGACCGACCCACGACAAGGCGCCGAATGAAGTCGACAAAGCGCACCAGTCCGCGTCTAAATCCTTGATTTTCTTTCTGAATTTCCATACTATAGAACTGTTCTCTCCTGAACCGAACTTGTAAGTGCAAAGCTCTCGCGATGGCCGTCGCGGGAGCTTTTGTTCAGCGCGTCCGTTGTGCGGAATGCGCCGTTCATATCAATCGTTATAGCGTTCAGGCGGTCGCGACTGCGCGAACGATGTCAGCAAGCTCGCGGGCGATCGACGGTGCCAAGGTGCGCTCCCCCCGACCCCCCTCCCCCACGATCTTAATGCTGGTGCCGCGCCGCGACACGCCGACGTGCTGCTCGGCGCCACTCATAGCTAGGTTGAAATCGCGCAACTCCTGCGAAAGCTGGTTGAGGGCATCGGCGTTCTCACGGTCGAAGGCCGCATAGCCGTTCGGTGTCTTGGGAGTTGCAAAAAGGTAGAGCGTTGTAGCGAAAGCCTGAGCGAGCTCGTGGCCAAAGACACGCTTGAAGTCGCCAAAGTCGATCTCGACGTTGTCGCCCTTGCGGATCACGTCGATCGTCGGAATGGCGCGGTCGAGGTTATCGGCCTTGATCTGCTGCTGCACATATTCGCCGATGAGGTCGAGAACACCGGGCGCAGCCCGCGCTTATCGCCCCGGTTGGGCGTGGCGGTAACACCATAGATGCGGCACATGGGATTGCGCTTGAGCGCGGTGTCGATGATGCGCCGATAGCTGTCCGCCGCCGCGTGATGGGCTTCGTCGATCACCAGGAGGTCGAGCGCAGGGATCTGATCGAGATTGCCGGCGCGTGCCAGCGTCGGCACCATCGCAAAGGTAACCTGTGCGCCCCAGGATTTCTCCCTGGCGTCAACGACCGAGGTCGTAATCGTCGAGTTCACCCGACCAAACTTGCTGCGGATCTGAGTTGTCAGCTCGTCGCGGTGGGCAAGCACGCAGGCCTTGGCTTCGGTCTCGGCGACGATGCGCCCAGCGACAGCAGAGAGCATGATCGTCTTGCCCGCTCCCGTCGGGGCGACGCCCAGAGTGTTCCCATGTTCGCGGAGCGCGCGGACGCTTCGCTCGACGAACTGCTTCTGGCGGGGGCGCAACAGCATGGCGGCGGCCTCACTGCGCCCAGGACGGGCGCACACCCGGCTGCGGCATTGAAGTGTGGGCAGGCTGAGATTGAGGCTGGAACTGCGGCGGCTCCACCGTACCGGCCGCGCCCATGATGGCGGCGTATTCCTTGTGGTCCGGCGTCACCGCCGCGCGAACCTCGTTCTTCTCGTCGCCATTGGTGTCTGTGCCGATGTCGACCTTTGCGACGAACTCGAGCCCGTCGAGATCGGCGAAGCTGCTGATGCGGCGGGCAGCCTGCGCCTGTGCAGAAATGTCCTTGTCCGAGATGCCGCGCGCAGAATTCAGCATGCCGCGGATCAGGCTGCGGCCCATGTTTGCCCAATCCGGCCCTTTTGGGCTGTAGAGCCCGATCAGAGTGAAGATCTTCCGTCGGGCATAGGGCCCTTCGAGCACCGTGAACTCGCCCGAGAGATAGACCGAACCGGTCGTTCCCCGCGTGGCGTATCCACCGGTCCAGCCCTGCGCCGGGTCGTCGAAGCCGCCCGGGCGGATCGTCAGGCGGACCTTGGCCAGCGTGCCCTTGGGGATGATGTTGGTGTTCTGCTTGGCGTCGTTGAAGTCGTTCCAGGATCCAGACATGGCTGGGCTCTCCTCGTTCAGGCGGTTTCGGAATGGGTGTCGGTGGCCGGAGCGGCGGCGGTCGGTGATGGGCTGCGGTAGTCGAGCCGCTCGGAGGCGGGTTTCACCGATCCGCGGATCTTCGCCATGAGACGGCCGAGATGCGGCTCCTCAACAGCCAGGAGCCGGCCGGAGCGGTCCTTCGCGGGGAAGTTCCAGGAATTGATGGTCTGGCAGACAAAGGCTCGGTATGGCGTGCCGGCCTCGTCCTTGATCTCGGCCATCGTCAGGACTTCATCGACGATGCCAGGGAGCTCGAGGCCGGTCTTGGACCCGTCGATCTGCGCCGAGAAGACGCGCCGGTTGAAGTCGTCGAGCTTCTCGTCGAGGATCCCGACGAACCAGACGTTCTTCGCTCGCGTGTGCTGCAGATGGGTGAGCCACGCAATCATCTCGCGGCCGTGCAATCCGTATGCGCCGCGGATGTCGGGCTTGCCCGTCTTTTCTGAAAAGGCTTCGGGTTGACCCTTGCACCACTGGAAGCAAAGTCTGGCCGCCACGGTGATCGAGTCGATGAAGATGGTCTGGTAGCGGTCCAGCGCCGCCGGATCGCCGAAGCGCTCGCACACTGCAGCGTGATGGGCCTCGCTGTAGACCTGGTCGTCTCGGAGCGCTGGATTGGGCCCGCCAATGAAGACGGCGAAGTCACGGCATTCGGCCCATGTACGCGGTCGGACGCTGTCACCAGACCAACCTTCGATGGCGAGGTCGCCCGCCTCCAGATCGATGAAGAGTGTGGTGGCTGGATCGAGCGTCCACAGCAGAGTGGTCTTGCCGATGCCGGACTTGCCGAAGATCGCGCCCTTGATGCCGCGCGGTTCGGCGAGCCGCTGATCGGCCGAGATGATGGGGAGGGTCATTTCATTCCTCCCCGGCCCGGATGAGCCTGAAGGTCATCTTGCCAGTACGAACGGTACGAGCCGGTTCGAAGATCTTGCGGATGTGAGAGGGCCAGGCTGCGTAAGCGCGCTCGGTGATGTCGAATTTCGTCCTGACGTATTCGGCAGGGTCTTCGCCAGCGGCTCTGATCTTTTCGACGAGTGCGGCAAGGATATGCTGATCCCAGTCGACCCTCTTGGGCGTGGTCACGGCAACGACGACGCCGTCCTCGTCCGCAAGGCGTACGGTGCCGGTGTCCTTTGCGGCCTCCAGGCGCGCCATGGCGGCGCGGTCGGTGTATTTGACTGCGATGGCGCCGTTGAGCCACTCGCTGATCGCCTCGGCGGAGCGCAGCCGTTCGCCAGCTTCCTCCTGCAGACGCGCCAACTGCTCGGCCGGCAGAGCGGCGATGTCGCCGACCGGCATGAGCCCGAGATCGTCAAGTGAAATGCGGTTGGAATCTCTCATCGCGGCACCCC